CAGGCAATTGCTAAATCTGAGACTAAAATGACAAATCTTGAATCTATTGTTTTAAAAATGTTAGATAGATGGAATAAAAGTGATGATATATCTCAAAGACATAGGGAAGATATAGTTCGTGAGTTGAATGATGTAACTGACGACTTAGCTTACTTGAAAGGAAGAATAAACGGAAAATCGAGATGAATGTGGATGACTATAGGAATGAAACTACAGCAAAGCTTGTTAAGTTAGATGAGAGACAGATCAGTATTTTTAAATCTCTCCAAAGAATTGAAAAGCATTTGGAAAAACTAAATGGACAAACAGGTAAACATAGCGATGCTATCATCATGTTTAAAACATGGGGATCTGCAGCTTTATTGGTTGTCCCTATAATCGTAACACTAATAATGAGGTTGATATAATGTTAAAGAAGATCATTGCAAGAATGGTAAGAAGAATGGGCTTGGTAAATCTATTGATAATGATAGGCGATCATGCTGTTAAAGCAAGCAAGTCTAAAAAAGACGATGAGATTTGGGAAGAAGTTAAGACACTGCTAGATACTCTCGCTTGAACATAAATTCCCAAGATGTAAGTAAGGCTGAACAAGCTTTAATAGAATCATCCAAGGATATGATCTCTTTTGGGAAGCTTTTTCTTCCTGATGACTATATGAGATCTGAAACTCCTTGGTTTCACTATGAGATTGCTGACTCTATAATGGATAAAGAGACGAAACAGTTAGCAGTTATTATGCCGCGTGGACATGGAAAGACCGTATTGACCAAATGTGATATACTTTGGTCTTTCTTGTTTACTCGAGACGAGCCTTTGTTCTATGGATGGGTTTCCGCTACAGCAAAGTTAGCTACAGGTAATATGGACTACATTAAACATCACTTAGAATTTAATGATAGAATAAGATATTACTTCGGAGATCTAAAAGGTAGAAAATGGACAGAGGAGGATATTGAATTAAATACAGGACATAAATTACTCTGTAAATCAAACATATCAGGCATTCGCGGAGGAGCAAAGCTCCATAAACGATATGACCTGGTAATACTGGATGACTTTGAAGATGAGAATAATACGATTACTCCAGAAGCTAGATCAAAAAACGCAAACCTTATCACTGCGGTTGTTTATCCTGCTTTGGAGCCTCATACTGGCAGGTTGCGCATTAACGGTACTCCTGTCCATTATGATTCCTTTATTAATAATTTATTAACTAATTACGAAAAATCTAAAAGAAGCAAAGAAGAATTTGCCTGGACCGTAAAAACGTATAAGGCAATCGACACAAAGGGTAATGCTTTGTGGGATTCTTGGTTTCCTAGTAAGAAGTTAAAAGAAAAAAAGAAATTCTATCAGGATTCAGGACAACCACAGAAATTCTATCAAGAATACATGATGGAAGTCCAGAGTGCGGAAGATTCTATTTTCAGTATGAAACATGTGAAATACTGGGAAGGAAATCATATATATGACGAAGCAAATGATATGAGTTTTGTAGTAACAGATGGGGATGCAATCCCAGTCAATATATTTGCTGGAGTTGATCCTGCAACGGATTCGATCAGAAGAGATTCTGACTTTTCAGTAATAATGGTGGTTGGCGTTGATGAAAACAATAATATATATGTACTTGACTATGTTAGGGAGCGAGGATTGCCCGTACTTGGGATACCTGGTGAAGATAAGGATGGCATTGTTGATAAGATGTATAATCTAGCAAAAATTTATCATCCGTCACTTTATGTAGTCGAAGATACTACAATGAGTAGACCTTTGTTTCAAGCTTTGATGGCTGAATCTAGAAGAAGAAATGACTTTTCTGTTCGATGGAGAGAAGAAAAACCTGGAACAAGACAGGGGAAATTGGATAGAATACAAGGAGTGCTTGCACAACGTATGACAATAGGATCTATAAAAATAAAAAAAAGTCACTATGATTTACAACATGAAATTGTTACATTCGGACCTAGAATGGCGCACGATGATACCATTGATGCGCTTGCGTATGCAGTTAAATACGCTTACCCGCCCCAAAACATAGCCGTCCAAAGAGATGGTAAACACTATCGGAAACATAAATCGCCCAAGAATTGGGTTATAGCTTAGGTACCTATGGCAAAACGAACAGATAAGACTGCTAATCGCGTAAAAAGCTTATATGATTCTTTAAATAACTCATTTAGAGAAAAATGGGAATCTACGAATCAGCAGGGATATGATTTTTATTTAGACAATCAACTTTCAGCAAAAGAAAAAGAAGCACTTGAAGAAACTGGAATGCCGACCTTTACGATTAATAGGGTTATTCCTGTTGTTGAAATGCTTAATTATTATGCGACAGCCTCGGATCCAAGGTGGCAAGCTATCGGCGTTGAAGGTAGTGATTCAGGTATCGCTGCTGTTTTTTCTGATATTGCTGATTATATATGGAGTAATTCTGATGGTCAATCTCTTTACTCAAATGTTGTAAATGATGCAATAACAAAAAGTGTTGGCTATCTATTGGTTACTGTAGACCCAAATGCAGATAACGGTATGGGAGAGGTTGTTGTACAACAGCCAGAACCTTTTGATATATTTGTAGACCCAAAATCTAGAGATCCGCTATTTAGAGATGCTTCTCATGTAATGATCAGAAAAGTATTTACAAGAACACAACTTCTAAAAACATTCCCACAATATTCAGCAAAGATTAAAAGAGCTTCTGCTAATTTTGGTGAGACAATGGGTCGTTCTATGGGAGCTACTGACACTGGAGATATTCAGTATAATGATATTACAGAGGGATACGATAAAGAAGGTGGAGTAGACGAATTAATTGAACTTTTTGAGCTCTATGAAAAAGAGCAAGTAAAATATTATAATGTATTTTATCAAGTTATACCATCTAAACAAGAGATGGAACAAATTACACAAAATGTCCAAGTCCAAATACAGGAAATGCAAAAAGAGATGGCTGTGCAAATGAAAGAGATGCAAGCTCAGATGGCTCAAGCTGTAGATGCTGGAGAAATGCTTCCTGACAGAATGGTTTTGGAAATTGAAAAACAGAATAAAATGAATCAGCAACAGCTAGAAGCTGCACAACAGCAGCTAATGGCTGAAGCTCAGAAAGCAGCAAGCATTGTTCAGAATAATGTTGTAAATGTTAAAGAGTATAAAACTCTTATGGATGATAAACGTTTTGCTGAAACTGTTGTTGATGTAGTAGAATTTTATAAGCCCGCAATTAAACAAAGTTGCGTAGCAGGAGATGTTACTCTATATGAGGCAGATTTGCCAATAGAGCATTATCCATTAGTACCATTTACATATAAATGGTCAGGAACCCCTTATCCAATGAGCGCTGTGAGTCCTTTAGTAGGAAAACAGCGTGAGATTAATAAGGCGCACCAGCTTATGATTCATAACGCTTCATTGGGATCTTCTCTTAGATGGATGTACTTTGAAGGATCTATTGATACTGATTATTGGGAAAAGAATGCAACTGCTCCAGGGGCTTTATTACCAGTTAATCAAGGGTTTGACCAACCAAAAGAGGTCCAACCTGCAGCCTTAAATAATGCATTTTATACGATTACTCAGCAAGGTAAATCAGATATGGAATATCTTGCAGGTATTTACTCTAGTGCTCAGGGGGATACGCAGCAACAGCATGAAACATATCGTGGAATGCTTGCGTTAGATGAGTATGGGACTCGCAGAGTAAAACAATGGTTAAAGAGTAGTATAGAACCTGCTTTAAAACAAGTTGGTGAAATTGTTAAGCAATATTCACAAGCAGTTTACCAAGCACATAAGGTATTTAGAATTGTCCAGCCAAGTGCTCTCCAAGAAGAAAAAGAAGTTGAGATCAACATTCCAATCTTCAATGATATGGGAGAAGCTATTGGTAAGTGGCAGGATTATGGATCTGCGAAATTTGATGTAAAAATTGTAGCAGGTAGTACATTGCCTGTGAATCGCTGGGCTTATTTAGCAGAATTAAAAGAATTAATGCAATTGGGAGTTGTCGATGACCTCGCTGTTCTTGCAGAGACGGATATTAAAGATAAAAATGCAATTGCAAAACGTAAAAGCCTATACCAGCAGCTTCAACAAGCTGTTGAGGCTTTAGAAGAACAAGTCAAAGATAAAGACGGAACAATTGAAACGCTTGAACGACAATTAGTTCAGGCAGGAATTAAGGATAAAATACGCTCAGTAGAAACTGAGATACGCAGAGGCGCAGTAAAGGCGCAGGGCAAAATGGCTCTAACCGCTGACAGACAAGAAGCTGATGTGAAAATCCAAAAAGAAAAGGCTCAAATAGAGCTACAAAAAGATAAACAATCAAGGAGCAATAATGGCACAAAAGAATAACCAAGACAACTCCTCAGACCCAGTCGAAGAACTGAATCCAGATGTTAATCTGAATTTAGAAGATGGCGGGATTGAGGACTCTGGTGACTTTTTCGAATCATTAGACCGTGAGGTGAACGGGATGATTCTTGATGACGATTCAGTCGGAGAAGTCGAAGAACAGGAAACTCAGCGAATAGCTGACCCAGGTGTTGACACACAACCAGACGATCACCAGCACGATTGGGAAAAAAGGTATAAAGATTCATCATCGGAAGCACAGCGTTTAAAGACGCAGCTTAATGAAGTTTCTCAATATCAACCCTTAATCGAGCGATTGAGAGAAGACACGGGAATGGTAAATGCAATAGAAAATTACATAAAGAATGGCGATAAGCCTGAAGATGTAAAGCAGGCACTAAACCTTCCAGACGATTTTGTGTTTGATCTAGATGATGCTGTTACAAATCGTGAGTCATTAAGCGCGAAGGCGTTAGAACATACGATTTCCAGCACAGTAGATCAGCGTGTCAACAATCAGTTACAGCGTGAACGAACAGTTCGAAAAGAGGAAACTCTTAGAGGAAAAAGAGACCAAGACGCAAGAGAGTTTAAAGAGAGAATGGGAATCTCAGATAATGAATATAATGAAATGATGGCATGGGCGAATGAGCACCAAACATCAATAGAAGATATTTATTATTTGAAAAACCGTGAGAAGAGGGATCAGAAGGTAGTTAAAGGTACAAAAGAAGACATGCTGAAACAGATGAAATCGGTTCGGAATATTCCAGCAAGCGTATCTAACAAGAATACAGTGAAAACAGAGAGAAAACACGAAGATCAAGTCTTCGATGCTCTGAAAGATGTGGATTCTGGTTTGGATGGCTTATTTACTTAGTGGGATAAAAAAATAGTGCCTCTATTTAATTAAAACGAAAGTGAGGCAAACCTCATGGCTGATAATCCTTTACAATTATCAACGCATGCTCAGGCTCAGGTAGAGTCTACTTTTAATACTGGTGATCTAAGGAGACGGTATGATTTTTCTGACCGCGTATCAGAATTAGCTCCCGACCAAACTCCATTTTTTAGAGTATTGAGCAAAGTTGCTAAAAAAGCAACAACAGACCCAGAGTTTAAAACTCTGGAACAACGCCATATGTGGCACAAGCGATATGCTTATGCAGTCGCAATGGA